GTAATTCCTAAATCACTATTTAAAAATTTATTTGTATTTGTTTGACCAGTACCACCCTTACCTGTAGGGACTGCTCTATTAACATCTCCAGTAGTAGTTAAACCTGCGTTAGCTGCTATAACAGCTTGTTGGGCGTTTGCTACAGTCTGAGTACCTACATTTGATACATTATTTGCTGTATTATTCCCTGTAATGTCAGCACCGTCTGTATATGAAAGTCCTAGTTTACCTTTTGTTATAGTAGTGGTATCAGTTGTACCATCTCCTTTTGTTAGTGTAAATACACCAGAGTTTCCTTGGCTAATAGCTATGCCGCTATTTAAAAATTTATTTGTATTTGTTTGTCCTGTTCCACCTACACCTACCGGTACTGCTCTGTCTACATCTCCATCAGAATTAAGTCCTGCATTAGCTCTTATAGCCCCTGCTTTAGTAGTACCTGTATCATTTATATCGTCAAGGTCTAGTGTTCCTCCACCTGCTCCTGTTAAAGCACCTGCAGAACTTAGAGCTATTCCTGAATTTAAGATACTTCCTGTTCCTCCGGGCGCAGTTCCAGCTCTTAGATTATTTAGCTTTGTTCTTTCTTCACTAGAAAAAACATTATTTACAACGGCAGTGCCTCCGCCTATTTGGAAACTGAATCTTCCCTCTGTATTATCAGTTGGGAATGTAACTCTGTTATTAGACTCTTGTAATTTAGCTGCTGCTTCTGCTGCATCTGATTTTGTAGTAGCATCTGAAGCTGCGGCTGTTTGAGCTGCTGTAGCTTTACTTTGAGAACCTGTAGTACTTTCTATACTCCCTGTTCCTCCAGGCAAAGTTCCTGCTCTTAAATTATCTAGTTTAGTTCTTTCTGTGTCAGAGAAAACATCTACATCAGTTGTACTACCATCATTTATTGAGAATCTCCAACGACCTTCTGTGGAATCGGCAATTGGTGTAAATTTATTCGCATCTTCAGGTGGTTTTGTTCCGCCTAAGTTTCCATAATCTTCTACATATCTTATAGGTACGCTCCAAGTAATCGTATTACTTGTTCCTGGTTTTGTTCCTACAGAGAACCATACTAATCCATCTCCAGATACTGCGTTTCTTGCAGCAGTAAGAGTAGAGTACCAAGAGCTTGTTGGTGGATTTGGGGTTCCTGCACTTGGAGTAGCAGGTTGACTACTGGATTCTTGGAAGACGGTAAAGTTTGATGCTCCATCATCTCCATCTGCTCCTGGGTCTCCATCTGTTCCATCTGTTCCATCTGTTCCATTGCTGCCTTCAATTATATTAGCAGCCTGCCACGTAGTTCTGAATCTAAAAGCTCCGCCACTAGTATCAAATGCTGTAACACCTTTTACAACCCATATTGGAGTTGCTGCGCTAGGTACATTTGCTATATCATCATGCCAGCCTGTAGGTATTATAGGAAAGTTTGTTATACTTGGAGTAGTTGGTTGATTAGCACTTCTTATAAATATAAAGTTAATATCATTTTGAGGACTAAAAGCGTTACTTGGAGTACCCCAAGTTAAACTTCCTGAGACATCATTCAAAGATGTGGTTTCGAGTGCAAGAGCTTCTGATTTAAATATTATGCTTCCTACTGCAAATTCAGGTTGTACTGCTACCCACCCCGAAGGTATACTAGCTACCGTGCCAGTACTAAAATTATAAGTCCCTGTACTTGGTGCGGAAGGAGCTGATATATTTGCATTATTAAAGGTTTGTTTGTAGTATAAAATAATCTCTTGTATTTTTCTACCTCTATCACCTGCAGTTCCATCTTGACCGTCTTGTCCGTCTTGACCGTCTTGACCGTCTTGACCGTCTTGACCATCTTGACCATCTTCTCCTGTACCTCCTGATAAGAAAGAAACCAAAGTATATGTACTTCCGCTTCTAGTTACTTTTCCTATTACTGTATCTTGGTTGGTTGAAATAAAACTTGTTTTAAATATATTTACACTACTATAACTTCTTGGTACAGACTGGTCTAAGAATAATTTTGTATTGCTTTCTATTGAAGTAACAGTAGCAAAATAACGAGTAGTACTAGTATCAATTATAATTCTATCTCCGACTTCATATTCTGTAGTAAAACTTGTTCCACTACCTGTTACTTCTGAACTATATTGTGGGATTGAAACTGTACCTGTTTTTTGTGTGAGTCCAGCATTAGCAGCACCTACCTCTGATACATATTCAAAATTGTAATATACAATTTCATTGTTATCTCCAACATTTGGATTTCTTGCAGTTGTATCTTTTTTTATCTCTACTGCTTTAAGAGGGTCTGCTGCATCATCAAAATCATGAACTACAAATGCTTCTCCACCATCACTGACTCCTGAAAATACTTGACTTGTTTGTGCTGTATTACCTGAAGAAACACTTATTAGGTCTCCTACTGTATTTGTAAAATCATAGGTTGTACTGCCAAGACTTGCTAATCCCGTTGATGAGTTGATACTTAGCCCAGTGGATAAACCTCCACCTGTTGCTATAGCACCAATTTTAGAAGTAGTACTCGTTGGTATTTTTAATACCATTAGGGAAGTATCAATTTCTCTCCTTATCCATTTTGAGAAATGACCTTGTGTATTGGTAAGTCTTACCAGTACCGTACCTATTTTTTGTGCAGGGTTTTCTAGTAAGAAGGAAGTTTCCGTAGAAGGAATTATCTCTGTCTTAAATTTCCCTGTAAATCCTAAGTTATGTTTTACTTCATAGGATTCTATAAATTCGTATTTGTTTGTAATTGTATTTCCGGCTGTGTCCGTTCTATCTGTACTCGGATGCCCCCAGGTTATTGCTAAATCTAATGCTGAGCTTTCAGGTGCTTCAGTTGTTCCATCTATACTTTCTTGTTGATGAGGAACCGCTTTCAATACTACATCTGTAGGGAATGGTACGTTTTCTGTGTACCTAGGCATTCTTGTTGTCTCTGGTAAATCTTCTATAACATACCCTCTATCTACTAAAGAAAACTTTTTCCTATTATATTCTACTGCTGATATTGCAAATATAGGATCTTGGTCGTCTTCTTTTATATTCTGTATCATATACTCTTTAGCAGAACCATGAACCATTTGTCCATCTGCATCAAGTTCTATAATTGCCCAAATACTATGAGTTGCAGGTGCACTAGTAAAGGCACTAGCGACAGTAACACTTGTAGAGTTGTAACTTGATACTTCTTGTCTCTCAACTCTTGTCTCACCAGACCATACTAAATCTAACTTATTATCGCTATCATCTACTGCATTTATCATTATAGCTTCAGACGTTAGCGCTGTATTTGATCCTGCAACATTATTTGCATATTGTATAAAGTCTCCTCTTTTTCTAGAAGCTCCTCTTATTGTTGCGGTATCTTGCTGTAAATATGCTCCACCTTCTGGGAATACTACTTCCATAAAGAAGGTTGCTGTATTTGATAAATCTAAGGAAGAGTCTACTTTTATATTAGTAGTAGTAGAATTAGCTAAAGTTCTTCCTCCGAATCTTAGATTGTTTCTATCTGCATCAGCAACTGTTATTACATCTCCACTACTTAAATTTACACCTTCTAATCCTACTTGGAATGTTACTACATCAGTTTCCATTTGGTCTGTAAATAAATGCCACTTACCATATCTTACTGCTTGTGCTCTACTAGTGCAACCGAATGCGACTACATCTTTTTTCTTTATTTGTCTTGTTTCTACTATGTTGTCGTAATCTTCTACTATTTCTACTGTTTTTTTATAAAAAGCTTTTGGGTCATTCCATGTTACATTAACTTGATTATATCTAAATCTATTTCTTGTTGACTGGTAAGAAAATGAACCCCCTAATACATTGCCTTTATTAAAAGCTGCTATTGGAGACCTTTCTCTATTTTGCTCTATTGTAATTTGTCCATTTACCCAAGTCATCATACCTCTAAAAATAGATAACATATCTTGTGCAACTTTCATAGCTTCTGCTTGTTCAGTAAACCACACATTTGCTGTAAAACGAGGTTCTGTACCTCCTTCTCCATTTGGTACTAATTCATCACAATATCTTGCTATTTTAAACAAAGCATATTTATCTATATCACTAGCGTCTATATACTCTCCACAACCATATCGGTCATTGGTCATTATATCATAGAAAACCCATGCAGGATTATTAGAGTATACTTTCTCAAAGTTAGGAGAAGTTGCGTCAAAGACATCTGTATCTCCCCTAAAGTTTCCATCCCATGCTACATAGTCACTTCCTACTGCTCCTGTAGTAATATTTCTAGTATATTGTGCGGGGCTTCCTTCATATCCTTCATGGTTAGGAGAATAGTTAGTAGGCACCATTACTTTTAATCCTCTTGCGTGATAACCTCTTTCTGGAACATTTCCAAAGTCAGAAGCATTAAACATCATCTGCCCATAAGCTGCTAAAGGATAAGAAAGTTTGTCATTAATAACTGATTCTATAGAAGCAAGTCTACCTGAATTATAGTGTGTAGTTTCTCCATGTTCTCTATTAATTGGAGTAATTGTTTCAAGTTTTATTTCATAGTCTTCAAGAGGTTGGTAAGGCTCTAAGTTAATATCAAATACTTCTACAAAAGGATTTTTACAATAAGCTTCTACTGTTCCTGAAGAAGTATAAGTCCAACCGTGTACTCTTTTATTCGATGGTCTAGCTAATAATTGTGAGTCTGTTGGACCATATAGCAAGTCTTCTGTAAAGTTTGCATCTCCTGGATTTTTGTATCTAAGATAAATTCTGTGTTCTATCATAGAAGGCCATTCTCTTCCGTTTTTTGACTTTATGGCATGCATATTATCATATTGGAAAGTAAGTTTTAATCTATCTACTGCAGATTTTTGAGTACTTACATTCATTTGAGTAGAAGTAATAAAAATTGGATTAGCTGTCCAAGTAGCTGTTTCGTCTCCTGAAGTACTATATCCATAACTATTAAAATTATTACTTACCCCTATTCCACTTAAATCAGTAGTTGTAAGTGTTTTACTAATATTTGCAATCACTGAAGCGTTGCCGGTGTCTGCTGCAGTACCTACATAAGATTGACTTCTTTCTCCTGTTTTAAATCCATAAGTTACGTTATCAAAATTATAATTAAAATTTGTTGCTTGATATTCTGCTACACTTGAGGGGCTATCCATATAAGCCGCTGTGTTTGCAACTGTTCTATCTCCACCAGTATCAGGTGTAATTACAGCTGTATTTGCATTGCTAGTAGAACTAACAGTTCCACATAAATCAATAGTACCTGCTAAAGATGACGCAGTTATTTCTGCCATTCTATCTATTTCTACAGAAGTTGCACTTGTGTATTTTGTAATTTTACATACTAAAGTTGTTTTATTTGGACCGCCTTCTTTTATTCTTAAATATTGACCACTTACGTATGCTTTTGAAACATCATTAGTAGCAAAACCTCCTGAGGAAGTAACAGTCTTACTACCTGCTGTTATAGATATTCCTGAAATAGTCTTTTTTGCTTCTTCTATTCTAACTTTATAACTTCCATTACTGGAGTTATATCCTGAGAACATAGAAGAACCTGTGTTATCAGTAATAGTATTAGTACTAGCATTGTAAGATACATCAAAACTTTGTTTTGGATTATGGGAAGTTTTATATGCATTATTTAAAACTTGAGTAGTATCTAAATATATGGATGAAGCTCCATTTATAAGTCCTTCAATAGGTCCTTCTGATATTAAATCGTAGACAATAACAGACTGTTCCTGATTAGGACTTCTTCGTCTATTTCGTGTTACGCCAACTGGAGAAGACGCTGCGGTACCGTTTTTATTTATATTTCTCATACTTATTTTTGCATTACAACAGCAGATGATTTTGTAGAATCTCCCCCACTGTTTGCTGGGCTATTTGACGTTGAATTTATGTAAGTAAATGACGCATTATAACCTGTTGTTTTTTGATCTCTCATAGAGTAGTTTATTGTTACTCCAGGAACTATTAATTCTCCATAAAGCAAAGGAACCGGACTCCCCATCTTTACATTTTCTTGTGCATTACCAAATAAGTAACTATCAGGAGATGTTCCAGGAGTTTGAGGAGTTAAATAATCAGTTAGTCCTTTTAGTGCTAATAATCCTCCTATTGCTCCTGCTATTAAGGCTGCATTTGCAGTTAAAAATAAACCTAAGCCACCAAATGCAGTACTACAAGCTAAAAAAGAACCTAATGTTGCTATAAGCGCAGGTGCAAATATAGCAATTACTACTCCTAGTACTATCTTGAATACATCCCCAAAGCCAGAACCTGCTGGAATAGGTGTTATGTATATTGTGTCTTTTATTACAGGTAAAAACATATCTGCAATATCGTCTTCTGTTTCAATAAGTAAGTCTTTTCCATGTATTATTTCTAAGCCTACATTATCTTTTTGTAGCATTCTAGCCATTTCTTCTGCGAAACCTTCACATTGTGCTTCTATGAGTTTAAAAATATCACGCATGTTGTTATCCGCAGATACCCAATCTGTTCCAAACTTTTCTCCTAATTCTCCCATTAACTTAACGTGGGTCATATATACACATCTCCTTTTCTGGGTACGATACTATCATGTAAGGTACGCCCATTCTCTTGCAACACTTTTTGTCATGGTCACTTGGTTCACATTTTGAGTCGTAGTGACTATGGACTACATATTTTATTTTTGAAATGAGTTGATACTTAACAAAAGTTTTTGGGTCAATTTTAAACTCATTTAATTTATTCTCCGCAAAATTTTCACAATTTATAAATTCTTCATTTCCATCTTTTTCTATAATTAAACCACACATTTCTTCAGGGGCGGCTTGTTCTGCTGCTTTATAAATACTATCTAACATTAGTCAAACCTTGAACTTCCTGGGAAAGCTCCAAATGGTAGTACGCTAGTATTATCATTATCTGCTTTTGGATTTGAAGTAGCACTTGAGGTACTAATTGGAGTTGCATTGAATCTACGATTACAAGAAGATAATCTCTTCCCACAAATATCTCCTCTTTTCCAGAAGTCTCCAAAGTTAGGAGTGTTTCCTGCATTAGTAACTTTTGTTTGCCAAATACTATATCCTGTAGCTTCCCATGCTGTATTTGCACTTACATAAGTCCAAGTCATTCCATAGTTATGAGTAGTAGCCCCATTACTTGGATTACTAGGTAAGCCTACTGTAGTTGGTGCTGTAATTGTTTGTGTTTTTCTAACATAATTATTAAATTTTTCATCAGTATAGGCATAGTAAGTAGTACTTGAACTATAATCATCATATACACAAGCTCTAACAAAGTTAGCATTGCTTTCGCTAGGTGTTCCTTTTGAAGTTTTAGTTCCAGTAACTCTTGCCTGCCAATAACTTTTTACAGAAGCACTTGTGTAGTTTCCATTTGCATCTAATCTTGTTGCTGTTTGATTATATGAATATAAAGTATCTGTTGTAATGTTTGAGCTTCCTCCTAAACTATCCCAACTTGTTACTGAAGTATTTGGAAGTATGTAATGGTCATCCACGTTCACAAATGCAGTAAATTGTGTTCCTGTACTTGTTCCTGCATTTGTTATCTCAGGTCTATATAATCCATGAGAGTGCCAACTACATCCACCTATTTTTTGACTTTCTTTTCTAGTAGGACTTGCACCTTGGTATTCCCATGCACACCCGTTTCCTACAATGGTTCTTTTTGGCACCATTACTCCATCCATATCAAAAGGAGAGTTTAGTTCAAATTCAATACTTGTTGAATCTTCGCTAGATATTTTATCTATAACCCATACTTCTCTATTAAACTCTACTGGAGGCTCTCCTGCAGTTGTCTCGTTGTCTCCTCCTACAATATATTTAACAAGAGTTGCTCTACGAACTATTTTTTTACCTAGTAATTTAGTGTAATCTCCACCTATTGCTTCTTTAAAACTTACTGCAACATTTGTACTATTTGTAGCAGAAGATATTCTTAATCTTGGTCTAGCCATGGCTCCTGATTGATTTTTCTCAAACCCATCCGCAACTATAGGCAAAGTATTATAAGTATTTAATTGAGTATTTGTAGTATAGTCATACATTTGTATTGCACTTGCGTCTGAATTGTTATGCCCACTAAAGTACACATAAGTTCCATCTGCTTTTTCAATTTCAAACATATGTACTATAGCACCTGGTGTTAAAGTTTGTACTGTTGCGATTATAGACATTACTCGTAAACTCTCTCTAATTTCATTGATAAATTATAATAATCATCATATGCCCAAGATTGACTCCAATCAGGACATAGTACTTTAATTGTTGTTTCTCCCCCGCTTTCTGAGTATACAAAATTAAAAGATGTAACACCTGCTTTAGTTTCTAAAAAGTTTGATATTTGGTCTATATCTTCTTTTGTTCTATTTGCAAAATTTATACTAAATGATTCATTTAGTACATTTATACCGTTTCCTACTCTTTGAGAATACCCATCACCAAAATCAGCTTTAAAAACTCTAGGGGTGGTCTTTCTAGTAAATCCTTTATCGGGCACTGCTTGTCCCAGGCTTCCGCCTACATTAAATCCTATTGCCATTAGTAACTATTTAACAGGCCTCCTGCCCTTTGCTGTTTAACAATCTCTTGTTGCACCGCCGCTGAGATACTTGCTCCAAATGCTTTTGCTTTCTCTCCTTCTGTTTTTATATCTTGTGTTGCACTGCCATCTGACATGCTAACGTTAACAGTAACATTATTAGTACCGCCACCAGCACTTAACATTTTTACTGGTATTTCTTTATCGTTTCCTAAAGGTACAACTGCTTCTGTTCCATGTAGTGTTGCAGGATATCCGCCCTCTGGTCCATCTGCTATTCCACCACTTCTATATGAACGATAGCCTCCATTACCACCTTGTTGCATAATTCCGCCTTGTCTTGCAGGAGTTCCAGTCATTCCCATCATTGCACCAAGCGATGCTGCTGCTCCTGGATTAACCATTCCTACCATAGCCATAAGTGCATTTAATATAAGTTGCTTAATTATCATCTTTGTTATATCTGCTAATATAGAAATTGCCATATCTCCAAAGGCTTGTTTCATTGTTTTTGTACCTTTTGCAACTTCAACTAAAGCTCCTGCCATATCATTTGCAAGTCCTTCTGTTAGTCTTGTAGCTATATCTGTTTGCAATTTCATTTGTGCCGAAATTTTTTCTCGTAGTCTAAATTCTTCTTCTAGTTTTGTCAAGGTGGAGTCAACTGCTTGTTGTTTTAGTACATTTGCATCTTCTTCAAGATTTGTTCCGCTGAAGTCATTTGATATCATATTACTACGTGATTGATTTTCCGCGTTAGTTCTAGCATTTTGTAGAGCTCCTTGAGCAAGGTCTCCTTGTAAAAAAGTAGCAAAACGATTTTGATAACTTCCTCCAATACCAGATGTTAAGCCTTTATTTAATTCACCCATTCTAACGTTCTCTGCTGTAAATTTTTGAAAAGGTAAACCTAAAAGTTGTCTTTGTATGTCTAATTCTTTTTGTGCTTCTGCAGTTTTTAATTTTGCAAATTCTACTTGGTCTTCTAACTTTTTAAGATTTTCACTATCAACAGTATCTTTTTCTTTAGCAAGAACTTTTTCTGCTATTCTTTGCTCCATTCTAGCTTTATCTAAAGCATTTAGTTTTGTATCTGTAGCTATTCTATCTTTTTCAAACATTAACAATCTTTTATCTGCTATAAGTGCTGAATCTAAAGTGTCTATTTTATTTTGATGGCTTCTTTCTTGTATTCTTTCAATTACTTGGTCTTCGTCTCGAATAGCTTTAGCAAAAGACTCATTAATCTTTCTTAAAGTATCTCTTCTGTCAATTTCATCTTGAGCTGCTTTATCTGCTTTTACATCAACATCTATATCGCTTTGCATTTGGTCGAAACCTTCTATGCCCATTCTTCTTGCAATTGCATCAAATCCTTTCTTAAACATATCTCCGTCTTTTCCTGGTCTATAACTACTAAATTGCAGTGCATTTGCGCCCTTGTTGTTTTGCATAGCCTTTCTCATACTTTGTGCAGCTATCTCTGGTGTCATTAATTCTTCTGCGCTTAAGCCCAAAGCATCTTGTAATATTTTTTGTCCTTGGGGGGTGTCTGCTAAAGCCACTAGCTGTGCAAATTGGGCTTCTCTATTTTTATTTTCACTTTTGAGTGTTGGAATAAGGGTCATATTTCCCCCCGTTTCTTCCTCAGTTGCAGTGCTTTTTCCTGCGCCCGTGCCTAATAACTTATCAAGCTCCTTAAACTTATTTAAATCTTTTTGTCTTTGTGTTTGAGTTGCAACACTATCGCCTTGAGCGTCTCGCATAGCCTGAATCGTGCCTGTATTTAAACTACCCCCTGCTCCTGTAACTGCGTCTATTTCTCTTAGTATATTTGAGAATTTATTATTTTTACCAAAACCAGTTACCAGACTTAATCTTTGTTTATCAAGACTTTGCATTTGTTGACTAAACTGTGACATTGCTTGTCCTGCTAACATAATATCATTTGCTATAGTTACGAAAGCATTATTTTTCATAGAAATTCTTTCTAATTGGTCTACAGGTCCTGCGAATTCTTCTGCAAACCCTTTCATTTTAGGAACTAATTGTTCTATTTGAGTTGCAGTTACTAGTAACTTGCTTTGTGCTTCTTTATCAAAAGTGCCTTCTTCTAATTGTTTATTAAATTCTCTTATTATACCAAGAATATCACTACTTTTTAAAGAGTTTGCTTGTTGTTCTAAAACCTGAAGTCCTCCTACAACAAATCCCTCTCTTCTTACTTGGCTCATTCTTGCTAATTCTGTATTTAATTCTGTTAGTGTTTCTTTGAAGTCTAATGCGGCCTGTTGAGCTTTTGTTAAATCTTCTTCTGTGCCTTTCATCATGGCTCTTATACCATCAAAAGCAATAAAAGCTAAACTTATCCAACCAAAGGCACCTAATAATTTTGATACTGCTCTACCTGCAAATGAAGCTCCTTTTGCTATTGTACCAAATACTGTTCCAAATCCTACTTTAGTAGTTGCAAGATACTTATTGGTAGCTAAACCTAATTGTTTATATTCTAACTTGGCTTTTGTCATACTACCTTTTAATCCAAGTTCTTGGTGTTTTATATATCTATCAAATATTAATTGGTCTTGTTTAGTCATGTTACCAATCATATTATTTTTCTGTTTTAAATGCCTTTTTAAAACACCAAGTTCTTTTGCATTTAGTTTCTTTCCTAGGGCAGCTTTTTGTAAAGTAGCACTCTGTCCAGTCATGTCTTGTCCAGCTAACATGCTTTGCATTCCACTTGTTCCACTAGCCATGAAGTCTTTTTGTGCTTGTTTCCCAATGTCGCCGCCACCTTTTAAACCTTTCAAAAGTTTAAGATCTTTTCCAGCTTGTTTACCCATATTTCTTGAGCTATCTGCTGCTCTATCAAATGCAGCTGCCATTTTTCCAAAGTCTGGTATTATTTGACTAACAATAGGTGCTGCTAATAATCCGAATACACCAATTAAAGAGGTAATATTATCTTTTAAAAATGAAATAATTGGAATTAAAAATTCTGCAAGTCCTAGCTTGATTACTTTTGTTAAATCATCAAACTCTTTTGCAAACTGACCAAGTACAAAAGCACTTTCATCCATAATTTCTGTAATTCTACCAAATTTTTCAGCACCTTGTTCTAGTACTTCATTTGCAACTGCTTGTGATCTTTCAAAGGCTGTTAAAGCTTCTCTTGTTTTACCTATAGCTGCTGCATACTTTTCTGTTGCAGGCTCAAGTCTTAATATAATACCTAATTCGTCTAATAATTCGGGTTCTGCTTTCGTCACACCTCTTATTAATCTGTTGAAAGCATCTGTTAAGTCTCTACCAAGAGCTAATGATGCATTTTTTGCCACAGTACCTAATCCTTCTAATTGAGTACGAGTTAATCCAGCCGCAGAACCAATCGCAACACCTGAAGCTGCTTCTTTAAATGATAACATATTGGCAGTTGCTTTCTGTACGGAGGAAGTCATAGTTGCAAAGGCTTGACCAGTTACAGCACCGAAAGCTTTCTGGCCTTCTACCATATTTCTGGTTTCCATTGCGTCTTGTAAAAATCTAAATGCTGCTGAAACGGCGAATACCTGTGCAGCGATTGTTGCATAAATAGGCACAAGTCCCCCACCAATAGTTTGGGCTTGTTTTGAAAATGCTTTTGTTGAGTTTGATGTTTGATTAGATAAGGATTTTAGTCTTCTATCGCTTTCTTGTACATTCTTTGCGACTGAACCAACGTCTTTTCC